ATGTAGGGGCCGAAGTGAAAGAGTGCGGTCAGACCCACCGCGCCAGCCCGATCACAAGGATGATCCCCATCGTCGCCAGGACGAGGAAGAAGATGAAGTTCTGGTTGACCCATTGCTGGGCCTTGGAGATCCAATCCATCATAGCAATGGCACCAAATGCGATCCGAGCCACAGACCGGCAACCGCCGTCAGCAGAGCAGCAAGGTCAGTCAATCCTAGCGACATATGCCGTCCCCATGAACTGGGCCTTTTCGCCGTTCCTGCGCGAGGTGATCTCCGGGGGCTTGTGCCAGCTGTCGAAATCCGCCGCAGCCGCATCGAGATTGCCCTCGTTGATGTGCCTGATGAGCGTGGCCGAGCGCGCCCATCCAGTCCCCACATTATAGAGCCAACTGACCAGCGCATCGAACTGGTTCTGCCCTATCGTACCGGTGATGTTCTCGTTCAACGCCTCCTCGAACCGCTCAAGGTCCTTGGCGAAGGCTTCCTCGATCTTCACGTCCGTCCAGATTTCTCCCATCACGACATCCGGGCCGGTGTGGCCATAGCCGACCGTGGGAACGCCTTGGCTGTCCAGATAGACCTCGTGGCGCTTGCCCTCGCGCTGCATCAGCAGTTCAAGACCTTGGGGAGAAATATTCATCATTGGATCATCTTGGAGAGGACACGCTGCACCCCGTACTGAGGGTTCGGACTAGCCTGCCGCCTCTCCCTGCGACATGCAAGCCAGAGTTGGATGTATAAAACGTTGTTCGCCACCAGCATCAGGGGAAGGGCAATGCAGCCCATGGCGTTGAACTGCAGCGAGAACAGCATCGGGATATGCGCCATCCACGCAAACACCCGCGCGGTCCTCCCCAGCCCCGTCACGGGAGCGTTGAGGCCCGACAGGATCACCATGTTCTTGACGGCGATAACCACGCACGGTCCCCACCACCACCAGCCTGCAGTATTCACGATGTCCCACAGCCAGGTATTGAAATTGTTCATGGCTTGTCCTTTCCGGGGACTAGCGAGAGGCCCTTGTTGATCAGTGAGTCTGCAATCTCAGTATCCCGCTTGCCCAGCCGATCGGCAAACGACATGGCAATCTTGAACAGAGCCACCGCGCACAACCCCGACACCACGCCGAGGCCGGGCACCACCCGCTTCCAGTCAAACCCCAAATCAGAAATCCATGGGTACGCTATCAACACAAGCGTTGCAGACGACGAACACGAAACGAACACAGCCGCCCCCGTTGACCTTCGTATGAACCCCACCAATGCGGCGACGATCACCGCCACGAACATCGTGGCCATGAAGTCGTCCAGGTGCAGTTGCAACCAGTCGCGCATCAGGTCGAAATAATCAGTTTAACAACCGCGCCGCCAATCTCGGCATAAACCGAGCGGGTTGTATCAACCACAACTGCACCGGAAACGATACTGCCAATCTTGAACGTAGCCTGCGACGAGCCAGCGGGAGCCGCTGTCAGGAGATTATCCATGATATGCTGGGTGTAGGCGCTATTGTCCGCCAAGACGGAGGCCAAGGCTGATCCGACGGGAGCAATAGCCGGAAAACTTGATGTCGTGCCGCCAAGCTGCAATCGTCCGAATGCGGTTCCGGCATTGTTCAGCATAGTGAAAATGCCATCAGCCGATGCTAGAAAACTGCCCAACGCTGTCTCGAAATAAATACGGCCGCCCTCAACGATAAAGTTTAATGCTCGCATCGAAGTATAGCCGCTATTGTCGGCCAGGACCGCCGCCACATCCGCGCTGACGCGCGCCACCGCTGAAGCCGCCGAAGTCGCTCCTCCCAGTTGCAGCATGGCCGCTCCGGCATTGTTGCCGAACCGTAGAACCGGCGTATACATGGTCATCAGGCCACTGACCGGATCATGCACATCCGATACCGTGGTCGATGCTCCGATTACTGTGTAGCCCTTCATGTTGCCGCCAACCAAAACATTGAGATCCGACGTGCCGTTCTCTAACCAACCAACACCGGGAGTCATCGACAATGAACTGGGCGTGGCGATCACATTGACAAAGATGTTATTGGTCGAGTTGGCTAGAACAACCGAAGGAGCACCGGAATTGCCCGCATCATAGTTACCACACGCCAAGCCCGTAACCGCGATGCCGCTGCAGGTATCCAGAACCATGCTCCATTGCGAATTTTCAGCTGTAGTCGATGTGAATGTGACGTTACGCGCCGCCAAATCCTGCAGATAGATGTTCGCTGTTCCAGCCAACCCTGCCCATTGGCCGACGAACTGGATGTCACTAACGCTAGTGGCGCCGCCCTTCTTGATAAAGATGCCATAACTAGAAGTCGAATCAGTCTGACATCCATTGAAGAACATAAACTGTAGAGTACCGGCCGAAGTGGGATCACCAATGTAGATCCCATGTACGCCGCCGAGATACTGGCAATTTGTGAACTGTGAACCCTGTCCGTTCTCTATACGCAAGCCATAGAGCGATACGCTCATGGCATTACAGTTAAAGAAAAAATGCGTATTGTTGTAATCGGCATCTAGGCCGCCACTCAGCAGCCAATAACCTATTGCACTTTGATCCGCCCCAGTACCGTCAACCCAGCAGTCACGTGCATAGAACTCGAAAGCGTCGATCCCCTTGTAGGCCGCGTAATGGCCGAGAAACCGGACATTTATCAAGCCACAGCGATTAGTGGCGTTGGTCGAAACTCCGACAGCAGAAGTGTTGCCGAGCCCGTTTCCGCGAATAACACAGTTGGCAATGAATGCATTTAAACGTGGCGCCACCAGCGTTCCCGTCATCTCGAAGAGTGTGATGTTCGTGGTTGCGAAAAACTCGGTGCCGAGCTGTCCCATGCCCATCAAAGTGACATGGCTTGGAATGGCAACCGTTGAAGTGATCTTGTAATCGCCAATAGGCGCCAGAACGATTCCACCAGTGCCTGCGGCGGCCAACGCTGCCATGATGGCTGCCGTATCGTCCGTTGAACCATCGCCAGTTGCACCGAACCAACGCACGTCAAGGGGGCCGTTATAGACTCTGATGTAACGGCCCACCGGTCCGCTGGTGCATTGAACAACAGTTCCATCATCGGCCGTCGTCGCATCGGCGGCATACCAATTGAAGATGCCCGCTGCTATTCCGGTTAATTCCACTACGGCCGGCCGCGTCGTCAGCGCCTTGAGTTCGGCGATGGTCGGTACGGTGTAGAAGGTGGTGGTCTTGGACATGGTGACTCAGGGATTGAGGAGGCCGCGAGGCTTGTTTCGATCTTCGTCGGACAGCAGGCCGGCAATGCGGGCCGCTTCTGTTGCTCTGCCGATGTTCTGCTGGGTCACTCCGATGTTGCGTGCGCCCCGATTCAGTACACCAAGACCATATCTTGCTTCACCCATCAGCCGAGGACTTGCCATAGCGGCAAGAGGAATGCCCGTGGCAAGAATCCCTGGAAGTGCGGCCAATCCACCGTGAGCGACCGCCAGACCGGCGGCCCCGGTTTCAAGACCCGGAAATATCCGTGACAGACCGCGCGGCATGGCGGCTGACAGATCCTGCCCTGCCAACGCATAGCGTAGCGTCGGATCTTTGGTTGCCAGTTCATCGACCATCTTTGAGCGTGCCATAAAGCCGCTGGAAACCTGATTGCGCTGCGCACTCTGCAACTTGCGCAGAATCGTGCCTTTGCTGGCCTTTGGATTGAGCGACAGTTCGTTGCGAATGTCGTTTAATTTCTGAATGTTCGCTTGGCTACGCTCCATGGCGGCGGAGTATTCTGGAGCCACATCTGCCACGCCCTGCCTAGCCGCATCGTAGAGATTGGTAGCGTGTTCCCTTGCGGCACCCGTCTTAGCTATTGCATTGTCGCCGTACCTAAGGGCTCCGATGTTCTTCTTGATAGTGTCCATCTCATCGGTGGTCAGCCTATTCAGGCGTACAGCACCGATACCTTCTGGCGTCAGATGTTCAGGAACGATCGAATGCGTATCGATGATTTTCTTGATCTCATTCAGCGCAAGGGCAGCTTGCGGATCGCGTGGAGCGCCCGTTGTCGGCATAGTGTTCGCAGCAACCGCATCTGCGTGCGCTTGTCTTAGGGGATTTACGTCAACCGTTCGACCCGGCACGTTCCATTTGGTTGCATCGGCAAGATAGGCGGCATTCTTGTCGGCACCCAGTTGACCGAACGCATCCAATGCCTGATAGGCCACCGGCATAGGATCTCCACCACGCATCTGCGCTAGAGCAACCGCTCCTTCTGGTCCACCAAGTTTTCCTGCCGCCAAAGCATCATTCAGGGTTTGTCGCCCAACACCTGCCAATGCCATTGTAGGCAGGTTGGCGACTTCGCGTGTTGCCGCTGTCACGCCCTTGAGTCCATACTGGGTGAGATTCTGTAAGGGCGCCAACTTGCCAGATGGCATGCCTGACAGAGCGACGTTCGCTAACGTCGTTGCTGGACGTTCGATAATGGCATTACGCCTTGCCTCAAGACGTGCAATAGCTTCGTCCTGTGTCTCGCCAAGATGGCCACCCGTGAGCGCGCCGACGATCTGACTGCCCTGGTTCAACAGTTCCCGACCACCCGCCTTGGCGAGATTGACAGGAGCCATAGCAACATCCTTGGCAAACCCCACGGGATCATGGGCTGCATTGTAGGCGGCAAGCGCGCTGGCCTGACCGACCTTGCCGGGCAGGGAGGTGATCTCATCCACCGTCTTGCCAATGTCGGACGGAATGTTGCCGATCGCCTGACTCCATGACGGGCGCGCCATAGGCTCAATCCGCGCCCCGCTCCATTCGTCAAGCGGCTCCGTTATAGCGCCGTCCCATTCGCTCATTGGAGTCTCACGGGCTGACCATTCCTAAGCGTCCACACTTGGCCGTTCCTTGGGAACGTCGTCTTGTGTCCTTCATGAAGCATGGAAATTGGAGGCGTTGCACCCTGCGCTTGCGGTTGTCCTTGTGATGTTGACGCGCTCTGTGGGGCGCCGCCTTGGGGCGCTGCTGCGGGCATGGTTCCCGCATCTTGGGCTGCCTTGGCTGCCTGCAATGCTTTCCATCGGTCAGAATTTTTGATGGGGTTCTGCTGAATATTTGTGAATGCGTGCATAGCCTGGGGATTATGAAGTTGCTCGGAAAGATCCTGCATTCCCTTCTTGCCGAGCGCGACTTGCCCTTGCTGCGTCAATGACTGCAGACGTGCTTCCGCCAGCCGCGCTATTCCATCGATTGCTGATTGAAGCTGCTGTGGGCTGTTGGCGTGACTGATATTTTCCCTGATTTGAGCCGTCTCACCCATCGTCGCGTGTCCGCCGGAAACAAGCGTGTCTAGTTCCTTAGTGATGAGATCGCGTGTCCGGTTGAAGTCCGTTCGCTTTGAGCCGCCCCGCTGATAGTCTATTTCATTTTTGATGGTGTTAGCGGCCGGATAATCTGTGTTGTCCAATGCCTCGACGTTACTGCGCAATTCATCGCCATGCTGAAGAAGCGTGGCAAGCGATATGATACCCTTGCCCGTGACACCACTTGGCGCATAGTCCGTGGCTGCCTTCTTGCGTTCTGGAAAAGTCGCGGCGCTAAGATTGGGATTGTAGACATTCGCCCATGCAGCGAGTTGGGCAGGCAGTCCTCCACGTCCTTGCGGCGGCAAGGGCTGGTCCCCTCGACCGATCGCGCGCACTTGATTCTGATACTGTGGAGGGACCGCTGCTTTTAGCCAAGTCTCTTGATGGCCATCTTCATCTGGTATTGCGTCCTCCGGGCGCACCGCAGCGCCGGACGCATAAGTGCCGCCGTTGACCGGCTTCATGTCCGCGCCATATTCCATGGTAATGCCAGTCATCGGATTCATGATTCTCCAGCCGCCGTTTGGCAGCTTCATGCCGACGTTGCCACCACCGAGAGGTATAGGCTGAGTTTCAGCGCGGGCTTCATGAACTGTCTTTAATGCCCCCGCCATATCATTATTCAGCATCTGGCCCTTGACGATAGCCTTGGTCGCAGGCGGAAGTGCCTCGAATGCTTGCTGAAACTCGGGCGTCTTCACATAGGTTTGAAGTTCTTTCTGTTGTTGATTCTGGCGCTCCAGTGCCTGCGTCCGCTGCGCCATGGCGTTCTGGTTGACCATCGCCGACTGCTGCTGCGCCACGTTGCCGGGGATCTGCCCGAGCGAGGCCAGCGCCCGTCCCTGCTCGCCTGAGCCCGGCATCTGTGGCGCACCGGCTGCCAGCAGAGCCGCCCCGGTCTGACCAAGGATGCCGTAGGCCAACTGGCGACGTTGGGCTTCCACCAGTCCGGTCGTGGGATCGGCGGTGCTGGGATCGCTTGATCCGGCGAGGAAGTCGAGGAGGCCTGCCATGTGACTATCCTAGTAGCCCGCGTAAGCCGGGGAGGACGGGAGTGAAGTTCTGGGCAATCCGGGGACGGCCTGCCTGCAAGAGCGGAATCTGCTGCTGAGGTGCCATCTGTGTCGGCGCGCCCTGGGCAAGCAATCCCTGCGATGCTGTCTGGGCTTGGGCAGTGGCAGATCGTAACGCTGCGGCACGCTGGGCAGCAAGTAAGCCCTCGATGCGGCTGTCTGTGCTTCCCGGCTGCTTGGCATTGGGGTCGCCATAGCCGCCGAGGTCGGCATCGTTAGCCGTGCGAGGGTCTACCAGAGGCGGCATCTGTGCTGGAACACCCTGACCACCAGCGCCGGCTCCGTCCACATTCGTTGTCTGCACGATCGGCAGCACGGACGGCGTGACGCCTTCGGGAACCTTCAGTGTCTGGGCAGTCTGGTCTACCGTCTTGCTATAGTTGGGATCGCTGGCATAACCGCTCTTCTTGAGTGCCGCGATCTGTGCATCGTAGTCTCCCGCCGCCCCGACCCTCTGGACGACCGGAAGAGCAGCATAATGGGCAAAACTGTGGTCGGTCGATGGATAGGCGGCGAACCCGGCACTGGTCATGTACGACCTGCCATCAGGTCCGACTTCGCGCGTCTGGAGAGTTTGACCAGTTCCCTTCACACCAAAGAGATTGTTTCCGGGAGCCGCCGTACCCCAGCCGCTCTCGATGCCTGCCTGTGCCATGACGATGCGCGGATCAACACCGGTCTGCTTCGACACGGCGAGCGCGTGCTGCCAATTGTCGAGCTTGAACTGGGCGATCTGGTCAGGTGTTGCCATCGGCTGCCCTTTCCATGATGCCGCTCAGGAAGTTGCTTCTCACGGCAAGCTTTCCTCCGACCTCGACGACCTGTTCTGGATATTTCTTGCGGGCGTCCTGCGCCATGATGCCGACGACCTTGGGATAGGTCTTGGGATCTCCCTTGTAGCGGTAGGCGTAGAGTGGGAGGTCCGTTTCCTCATCCTTGCCAATCTTCTTGATGTCCGTCTTCTCGGTGCGATCAGACAGAGGTGCGAGACTTCCTGCGATGCTTGCAATAGAGGCCAAGCCACCGAGACCCGTCAGCCATGGATTGCTGGTTGGACCCTGCCCCGTGCCGGTCGTGGTCTGCGTCTGGCCATAGGGCACCGAACCGACAGCCTGTTCCTGCATCTGCAAACGCTGCAAGGCATCCTGCCATGGCGCGTTGGATACCGCTTGCTGCTGCTGCTGCAACTGCGTCTGCCCACCAAGAGCTGCCATGAGGCCCTGCAGGTTCGCCGTCTGCCCCTGTCCGGCGAGGTTGCCCAACTGCTGATTGGCTCCAAGCTGCAAGCCCGCTCCCGCCAAACCCGCCTGCTGGTTCAATCCCTGTGCCTGCAGGCTTCTGGCAAGGTCCGCCTGTGCCGCCGCCTGCGCCTGCGAGAAGTTCGCCTGATTGAGTTGCGCGCCCAGTTGTCCAGCATATAAACCTGACTGCGCATTGTTCACGCCCTCGGACACGCCCTGTCGGCTTCCCCCGAATGCTCCCGTCTTCGCAGCGAGATCGGCCGTTTGATTGTTGGCCATCTGCCGCTGCTGATCGATCAGCGGCATCGTCTTGTCGATGACTTGTTGCGTGTAGGGATTCATATAGGGCGACAGGTCAGTGCCCGACAGCCAGCCCGGAGTAACTTGCTGCGGTTGATAACCTGCAAGAGCCTGCGTCCCCGCCTGCGCTGAGGCATAGGCCGGATTGGTGCCTCCTACGGCATTCTGCAGGCCCTGAATGTCCTGCTGGCCAGGTTGCGTAATCGGCGCAACCTGATACTGCGGCAGTGTTGATGCGTAATAATGTGCCGCCCCGACGATGTTCTGCGAGGCATTGTTCAGCCAGTCGGGAAGCTGGACCTGGCTAGTCTGCGTCGTTTGCTGGTTGCTGTTTCCTGCGGGCTTGCTAGGCATTGCTCACATCCTTGGAGTAGACTACTCCGATTTTCGTCCAGCCATATTTGGGCAGCACCCTGTCCCAACCCATTCGGCCGGTCATGATCATCTGCTTGCAGCCTTCTTTGCGGGCCAGCTTCTCCATCGCCGGGACGTTCTTCATAACTCCCGGCAGACGACCACCGGCCAGCCATGCACTGTAGTACCTCCCCTTTGGAAGCTGCATGATCTCGCCGATCAGAGCGCCATCGGCATTGTCGAAGATCTGGTAACGCCCGCTTTCCAGGCCATCGACCACGTCATCCCACGTATGATAGTCGCCGGCATAGTGCAGCGCCTTCTTGATGCGCTCTATCTTCTGGTCGGGGGTGAGGGGTTCAGATTTCACGGTCTTTACCCGATATGGCAGTCGTCGTGATAACGCCCGCATCGTCCGTCGTGATGGCATAGATCGTCCCGTTGGGAGAGCGCAGCATGACCCGCTCGCTGCCCTCGTTCTTCGACACCACGTTGCCAAACGCCTGCGAGATGGTCTGGAAGGCAATCTGCAGTTGCTGGTTGGTGAAAAAGGGCAGGTGGATGTTCATCGCTTTGCCCCCGAGCCGTTCTGCTGCGGGATGTCCACCCGTACTGTACCGATGCCCCACACTCCGTCCGAGGTCGGCTGCCAGCGAAAGCGCACGTTACGACCGGAGATGCGAGTATCACAATAACCGTCCGACCGAGGGGTATAGGGGCCGAACGTCGTCACCGTGCCCTCTGGCGTGTACTGGGCATAGGCCGTTACTTGCAGAGCCGTTGCCCCATCTCCGGTCGCCGCCTGCAACTGGTTGATGTCAACGATGCGATCACTTACTCCCAACGCGCCTGTCTCGACGAAGATGTCCTGAAAGCGCGGCTGCCCGGCGTTCGTCCACTGGTCAGGCTCGTCATGCTCGAACATATCTCCGTCGGCATTGCCCATGAACGGCTCGGTATAGGCAACGGCAGGAGACATCGCCGAACGTGTCAGCATCCCCCAGGCCCACCAGTTTTCGACATAGTTCCAGATCACGTAGCGATTGGCCTCGGTATTACCCCGCGTAGTATAGAACCACCACAGTTCGGGAAAGCGGCCATTCTGCGCGCCATGGATGCGGTAGGGGCCGTAACTGGGATCGAACTCGGCGAGGATGTCGTTCAGGATCGGGCAGTCGAGATTGGCAACGCCGCCGCCGCTATAAACCTGGAAGCCGTTGCGACCCAGCCATGCGGCGCGACCGTCGAATGAGATAATCGAATCGGGATGCATCATCGCAACGGTTGATAGCCATGTGAAGCCGAAGATGAAGGGCTGCCCGACGTACTGCATCAGATAGCAGTCGGACATCGAATGGATCAGGTGCCCTTCGCGTACCTCCGTCGCCGCCAGCAGAGGAGCATGGGTATCGAGATCCTGAAAGCCCGCACTGTTGGTCGTGCTGGCAAAGTTCCAATCGGTGTAGTCCTCCCGCGATGACCACGCGACCCGAAACACCGAACCGCCGCCGCCGACCTGCCCAACAGCGATGACATGCCGTTCCTGGGAAACCGCGACAGCATTGTTCCCGGTGGGGGCCGTGGTGACGACCGCAGGAGCAACCGTCGCTGTCGCGGTGCTATAGTAGAAGATACGGCCATCGGCGCTCTCGGTCAGCACAACGTCCTGGCCCCAGTTATCAAAAGACCAGTAGGCGAAGGGCGAGAAGATGGGCGACGGACCAGGGCGAGGCGTGCCATAGGTCGACGTGCCATAGGTCAGGGTTCCATAGCCGCCTGCTGTGCCCACAGAATCGAGCGGAACGAGAGCGGCTGGCGTGATGTCAACGTAGGTGCTGCCGTTATCCTCATAGAGTTTTGAGCCTGTGCCAACGAGGACGTGGCGCTGGTCACTGTTGTCGCGATAGACGTAGATCTTCCGCACGGGGCCGGTCAGCGGAGTTGCCGTCAGTTTCGTCCAGCCGCCGATCGGAACGATTGAGCCGGATTGCCAGCGCACGAGGTTGGCATCCCAATAGCGGTCCAGTGTCTCGTAGGGAGTGTTATTCCTTTCGAGACCCGGAGGGAGTTTGACGGGGACGAGCGGCATCAGATACCAACCTCCATAATGGTGATGCTGGAGGCCATGACGCCACCCAGCAAGCGGCCCGCAAGACTGCCGTTGAAAGTAACGAGAGAGCCGCCAACACTTTGCCCAATGCGGACCTTGAATGTGGTTGCTGAAGTCGTGCCACTTGTCATCTCATAGACGAATGACGGATTTACCATGCCTCCTGGCTGCAACAGATTGACGATGGTTGCCGCCAATGCATCAGTTCCACTGTCCTGAAACAGCGCCATGATGATGTTATCTGCCTGATTGCTGGAACAGGAAGCCACGACATTTATGACGAGCTTGCTGGTGGCGCTCTTGGGCGTGATGGAAAGCGACATATATTGGTCGCCCTCGGTACTCTGGGGAATAGTGTTATCGTAGGGGATCAGCGTCGATCCGGTGCTCACCGCGCCCGTGATCGTGGTCTGAATCTGCTGAATACCCACCCGGTCGGCATAAGCCGTCGTCGCCAGTGTCGTATTGTTGCTCGCCGCCGTCGTCGTCACGCCAGTAGAGGCCGCGAGAATGCCTGTGAGAAGCGGGGCCGTGAGTGTCTTGTTGGTGAGAGTCTGAACGGAGGTCGTATCGACCATGCCGACCGTGGAGGCGGCAATCATTGACGTGAAACCGGTTGTCGATGCGGCCACGTCTGCGATCAGGGCAACCGTGCCATCCGCGTCCTGCACCGTCAGCGTGCGGGTGGCGCCCGCGCTGATGCTGCTCATGGCCAGCATCATGGCCTTGCTGGTCGTCGTTACGTCGAGATACTTGGTGCTGGACAGGATTTGCGAGGAAATCGGCCGCGTTGTTGTTCCGGTGAAAACCGAATCGATGATGTCCAAATCAGAGTTCAGATGACCGCCCCAGAGGTTCGCATCAGCTCCGACTTCAGGCTTCTCAAGGTTCAGCCAAGTGGTAAAGCTATTAGGCATCGATCACTCCTCAGGCGTCCAGCGCGGCTCACCAGGATCAGCGGGGTTTTCCTCGGTCCATGCTTCAAAGACGACTTCGCCAGTGGCGGGATTGGTCGAGACCCTGCCGAACTTCGCCCCCTGCGCCTTCGCCTCGGTGGACGTGTTCGATGTCCATGCCTTCAGCATGGCAGAGGATTTATACACCCCTAAGTGGCTGCGGGCGATAAAGAAAGGTTCAGCCAAGGCGGCGTCTCCATGTGTCGGTCGGTAGGGGTTCCTCGTTCCACAGGTCTCCCCGGTCGGTCACGAGGATGATGACCCCCGATTCGGTCAGTATTTCCAGCAGCGATTCCGTCAGCAACGGGATTTCCAGCAGGTTGATCGGTTCGGGGGTCCAGGTGGTCATCCGGGCGTCCATGAACCGAGCAAGAAAGTGGCTACCCAAAGGGTTGTCGAAATAGCCTTCACGGTAATGACCGAATAGGGCGAGTCGGACGATACGAAGCCACCCGCGCTGGAGGCTATCTCCCCCAGAGTGATGATGTCCGAGCCATCCACGTCTATTTCCAGCAACTGGTTGGCTGCCACGATGAAGGTGTAAGTGAGTTGGACGATGGCAGGCGTAGGCAACGTCAGGATGACTGGCCCTGCCGCTCCAGCATTGCTGAATGTCCCTGTGGTCTGGGCTGCCGTCATGCTGTGGTTGGTCGTGTAGGCCGTATAGCCGACCTGAAGGCCACCGAGATAGGACGCCAGCAGCGCGGGATTGGCCGAACTGGTGACGCCGTTCTGGACAACGGGAAATTTCTCGTCGCCGTTGATGACGGGAACGAGGTCCAGTCTGGAAATGGGGATGCCGGTCATTGGGCTACTCTCGGGGTCCATGAATCGCTGTTGACCGGCTCAGGCGTCCAGATGTCCGGCGTTACCGGATGAGTCTGCCAATAGCTTAGATCAAAGCGCGCACCATCTGCCGCCTCGCGGGCTGCCATTGTGACGTTGATAGTACCGACGCTACCTACATTGAACAGCGCAGTATCGGGCGCCTCGGTGGCTGCAAAGACGATGGGAGTGGCCGCCACGATGCCGAAGGATGCAAGGTCTGCCGACTCGCTCGCCGCCAGAGAAACGTTCGTCTTGGCTGAAACCGCGAGGCTTGCCGTGTCCGCTGCCTCAGTTGCTGCCAGATTCACTCCGGTCTGGATCGAGGCGGTCAGGGCGGCCGTATCGGCGGCTTCCGTGGTTGCCAGATTGACGACGGCTGCGGGAGCGCCTGCGGTGAGATGCGCCGTGTCCGCTGCCTCTGTAGCAGCCAGCGTTACTCCGGTTTGGGCCGCGATGGCGATGGCTGCCGTATCCGCAGCTTCGGTCGCTGCAAGCGTTACACCTGTCTTGGCCGTGATGGCGAAAGCGCCTGTGTCTGCTGCCTCGGTGGTGATAAGTGTCACGCCCGTCTGGGCGGTAATGGCAAGAGCTGCAGTATCGGCGGCCTCGGTAGCAGCCAGAGTAACGGCGGTAGACGTGGTAAGAGAGGCTGTGAATGCCGCTGTATCGCCTGCTTCCGTGGCCGCAAGGCTGACGCCCGTTTTAGATGTGATGGCGATGGAGGCCGTGTCAGCGGCCTCTGTCGCCGCCAGGGTCGTGCCCGTCTGGGCAGTGATCGCAATCGCTGCCGTATCGGCCGCTTCCGTCGCTGCCAGTGCAACTGCGACATTGACGACGAATGCGCCCGTGTCCGCTGTTTCCGTGGCGGCCAGTGTTGCCCCGGTCTTGGCAGTGATGGCGATTGCGGCGGTATCGGCCGCTTCCGTGGTTGCCAGTGTGACGGCAAGACCAGTATTCGCCGTGTAAGTGATGACGATTAGCCCAGCGCCACCCGTGCCGGTATGCGAGGAAGCGTTATAGGAACCACGGGCACCGCCTCGGCCACCACCCCCTCCGCCGTAGACTGCACCGTCCCCCGCCGTCGAGAGCGTTACGCCGGTATTGGTGTTGGTGCCCGAACCGCCGCCGCCCGAACTGGCACCGGCTGTCGCTCCGCCCGCTGTAGCCGTCCATAGCGTAGCGGCCGTACCGCTCGTGCCGGTCGTTGGTGTGACATCGCCCGTGCCGCCACCGCCACCAGCCGGTGAGCCACCATCGGCCGTGCCACCGCTGCCACCGGCTGTCGTCGCAGGATTACTCGGCGAGCCGCCGATCCCGGTCGTGCCCGCAGCACCCCCGCCGCCTGCCCCGCCCAATGACTTGCCGCTCGAAGCGCCGCTGCCGCCGTTGCGCGCGGTCGTCTGGGTATAGACAACGGTTGGCGATCCAAGATCGCTGACGACGAAATTAGCGCCGCCGTTGACACCTGAAGCATCTGCCGCCGCTGATCCGGGAATCGCATAAAATGCTCCCGAATTGGCGCTGCTGCTTCCCCATTGATTGCTGATAGTCGAGCCACTACCCCCCGCCCCCACACGGAACGCAACCGTCGTCGTGCTGGGCGTCAGCGTGCCTGACGAATAGGTCATCAGCCGATAGGCACCACCCGCACCACCGCCGCCGCCATTCGGCCCTGATCCCGTGGTTCCTATTGCCCCGGCGCCACCGTGACCTACACCTTCAACTGTATGGCCAGTCGCAGGCACTGGAAAATCGGCCGGTACTGTCCACGGTGAACTTGTTGCGGCTAACAGGAAGACGATGGTAGCCATCAGCGGCTCTCGCCGAAGTAGTGCGTAACCGTATCGAACCGCTCGCCTTCGCTCTCACGGGCCGCGACGAACGCCTGCATCGCTGCCGACTTGGAATAACTCCGATCAATATGAATCTTGGTCGTGTCCTCCTCGTGCGTCAGCATCACACCGCAACGATCAGGGCGTAACTCCGGACTCATTGGCCGGTTACCGCTCTGGCTCTGCAGCCACATGCATTCAAACCTGCCACACACGGCTGGTTTGCTGGCGTTGATCGAGCAGCCGGCATTGCAGAGGTTGTGGCAGGGCTTATGGCTGGGCTTGGTGAATCCGTCGCCCTCATCGGCCACAAAGGGCGTGATGCAACAGGCCCGACAGGAGCCACAGGGCTGACGCTCGGGATCGGCGTCGAGCACTGCCTGCTCGCCTTTCCAGATGATCCATTCCTTGTGGTTCCAGATGTCGGTCATCGGCTGCCATCCGGCGTTGCTCACAAAGTAGCGTTCGCCTTTGCCGAACATCGTATTGGCCGGGATAGACATCGGGTCATCGGTGAACACGACCCTGCATCCGCCACCATGGTCCTTAATACCGGCGATCAGGCCCCACTGAATGGCAGGCAGAGCACTCATTGACCTTACGAATGAGTGATCGTGCCGGAGTTGATCGAGACCGTCTGTCCGTTCGTCACGTTGACGTTGGCAATGATCACATCTGCTCCGGTTGTCGCTACCGTGAGCCCGGTGACAATGGCCGTGCCCGCGTTGTTCCTGAGTTCGGCCTTCGATGCGGTGGCGGTCAGGATGGCCGTGGTGGTGATCGGCACTGCCAGCATGGTAATGACGCCGGCGCTGAGCGAGAACGGTGTCGAACTCAAGACCCCTGTGGCAATCACACCCGTAGATCCCGAGAGGGTGCTGGTGCCGATAACGATAGTGCCGGCCGAAAAGGCTCCAGTCGATGCGGCGGCGACCTTGCTGCCGATCAGGTCAAGGACAAGCTGCATACGATTGTCCTTGAGTGTCGATGAATACGTAACAGCCATGATGATCCTCTATCCGAAAGTGGCCATGCGGGTACGGATACGGGTCGTTGGCCGCTTGGCCCGCTCGCTTTCCAGTTTCATGTCCTCAGTGATCTTGTTGGCCGCTCCCGCCCACACCGCAATGCGCTCGTCGTCCTTCAGGAAGGGCGCCGATGCCGCGAGAGCAGAATAGAGGTAGAGATCGGGCGACTTCAGCAGCAGCCAGTTGGACGTGTTGCTGTTGGAGAGCGCGGGAATCTTGGCGTAGTAGCGGATGTCGTAGGACACGTCTCCCGTTGGCACCGGAAGAACCTGGAAGGCACCGTTCAGAATGGTATAGTATCGGGTCGTGTTGGTGAGGCCGCTCGCTTCCAACTGGTCGAACTCTTCCTCGCCGACATATTCTAGGATCTGCATCCCCGCCGTCGGGTCTTCCAGCCTGAGCGTGCGCGTTTCCAGCCAGTCGGAAGGCACTGCCACGAGATCGGCGCTGGAAGTGCCGTCCGAGAACACTTCCATCTGCAGGACGCGCAGGGTGCGGTTGATCTGCGCTTCTCCGATGGTGATGAAATCGGGAATCTGGCTAGTCAGATCCTGACGGTTAAGCCAGTCTGCCACCGAAGCCTTCAGGCCGGTATAGGTGCCATCAAGGGCCATCAGTCTGCTGCCTGCGGGCCATGGAGGGCCTCCGCGATCATGTCCTTGTGGATGCCCTCGGCGCCGACAATACTCGGTGTCTTGGCAAACGGGATCACCGGCTTGGCCTCCGGCACCTTATGAAGATCGGTTACGACCGCTGCATCGACCTCGGCGCGCATGGAAAGTGCCTGGGCATCGTCAACATGCTCATGGCCGAACTCGAAGATGCCGACATGGCGGACTTGCTTGGAAAGGTCATGGTCGATGAAGATGTCGAAGCCATAGCGTCCGGCGTTGATGCAGAAATAGATGTCCTCGCCCAGGGTGGTGTGGTTCTTGACCGAATACTGGAACCAGAACATCGGCACGTCGGGCTTGTCGAGCTTCTTGAACACTGCCGCCGAGGTCAGCATACAGCCCATCGGCGCACCCGTGACCTTCTCAAGCCCTGTGGAAGCCGCAAGCGTCGGGACGCGCCGCCAGAGTTTGCCGTCGTCGGTAAGCTGGAATGACACCGGTTCAGGCGGAACCTGTCTGGTGACATAGTTCGCGCAGACGATGTCCTTCTGGTGGGACAGAAGACGGATCAATGTGTCCTTGGGGAAACGCATGTCCGTGTCGAGCCACAGTATGTGAGCGCAGCCCTCCGACATCGCCTCACGCACGAGATCGATACGCTGGTTGAAGATCATCGTGCCCTTGCTGACGTAGGACGCCAGTTCTATGTCGGGCCGATGGGCACAGGTGAAGCCGATCATGTTCGCCATGTCGAAGGCGAAGCCGGTATCAACGATGTCCCGTGCCGGGCTGACGACTGCTAGTTTCATTCAGATGCTCCCAGGGCGTGTGCGTAACTTGCGATAGTCGATGTCGTTCAGGACGGTTTTCAGCCGCTTGCGTAACTCCCCGTCATCCAGCGTGCTGCCGTCCGGTGCGACTACCCCGGACATCACGAGATCGGCGAAGAACACCATTGGGATGGAAGCGACCTTGGTGAACTCGCCCCACCGTCCATGGTCGCCGTTGTACTCGGCCTGATTCATGTCGAGGATCGGCGCCACTTCCTGGTCGGCGCCATAGGTCGTGATGCCGGTTTCCTCGTCGGTATCAACCCAATGAGAAATGCCGCTTTCAGGGTCGTGGTCGAGATATTGTTTCATTGACCTTCGAAAAAGCCCGGTGGAGGAGGGAGAAAGCGGCTCCCCCACCGGGAAGTTGGGACACAGTTAGGCAATGTGCTTCCAATAACGCCGCGACCGCGTGTGGCGAATGGTTGCTTCGCTTACGCCAAATCGCGCCATTAAGATCAATTTATTCTCACCGCTGGCGCGAATCTCACGCACCTGTTCGGGAGTAAGTTTAGTCTTTGAACACATAGCGCCAACTGCGGTTCTCTTACGAGCCTCGCGATCAGCAATATTCTGCATTTGTGTTCCGACTTCAAGATGCGCCGGATTCACACAAGACGGCACATCACAACGATGGCGAACAATCTTTCCTTTTGGAATTTTTCCGCAATGGAGTTTGTAGGAAACGCGATGTGTACGCTCCGCTCGCTTTCCATCCCAGATCATTCCATATCCGTCGACAGTGAGATGACCCATCCATAACCAACAACCGCTGTTGGGTTCTGGACTTACCTTATCCATGAATCGGTCAATTAATGGGGCAGGTCTTCCGGTCATTTCTTGTCTCCGAGGAGAGTGGTGGCAGGGGTTCTACCCTACCACCAACACGATAGTTAATCTACAACAACACAACTTATGCGGTCGTGCAGTCGGCGATATTGGCGAACGCCCGCTGGTTGCGGACCTTCAATGCGTACTCGACGATCAGCATCGTCTTGTCGGCATCGCCGGTCTTGGCCATCGGAATGCTCTGGAACGGCCGAAGGTAACTGACCCCCGCCATGCTCTTGTCCACCAGGTAGATGTCGGTCTCGGGCTGGAAGCGGTTTGGAACGATCGAGATCGTACCGAAGTCGCTGACGTACACGTCCGCAGCGCCGATGATCTGGGCCTGCCGACCGGCTGGAACGTCACGGAAGCGCGTGGCGATGCCGGTGAAGCCGGAGATGACCGTCTTGTTGAACGGCCCGCACATGGCGAAGTCGGGCGAGCCACCCTGCGTCCACACCTTCTGGATCGCAGACTTCAGCACGGTTTCCGTCGCCGTGCGTGCAGTCGTGGCCACCGCAGCAGTAGACGGATAGCCGTCCGAAGACGAAGACATCACGGGCGCTCCACCAGCGGTGCCGTTGCCGTTGATGTAGTTGGTGATGATCCACGCCCCGAGGCCTGCCGTCTGGCGAGCCACGGTGTTGTTGCCGACCACTGCCGCCTGCAGGCCAGTCAGCGTGCTTTCAAGGTCACGCTTCAGTTCATTGGCGGCCTTGGCGAGGTTGTAGGCCTTGGCAGACCTCATACCGGCCTTGTTGGAGGCTTCGAGGGTTCCCGTCACGGCCACGATCTTGCGGCTGATCTGGGTGTAGTTGCCGACGCGATTGGTCGCCGCACGGGTGTCTGCCGTGGTGACGATATCGTCGCCTTCGAGCTGCGCGTTGGTCGTGACCGCCGCAGCAAGAGTGTCAGTCTGCCATTCCGTGAAGGTCTGTGCAGCCTTGTCGCGTCCGATGTTGCTCTGGAAAGGAACGTCTACCGGACTGATGTTGTAGATGATGTCGGAAAGATCCTCACGTACCGACTTGGTGTAGTCGTAGCGCGTGATTGTGTTGGTAACGATTGCCATTTCTCGCTCCGGGGCCTCACTCGAAGACCCCCTGTTGCAGGAAGATATTGGCGGCGTCATCGACGCTGCCGGTTTGGGCGAGACGCTGTTTCAAGCGGGTGACTTCGGCGGGACGACCGGGCGTGGCTGATCCTGCACCAGGAGAAGCCGAACGTGGACCACGACCTGCGACCGGGCGGGGCATCTGGGTCTTGGCAAGCCTGTCGAACTGCATCGCCTTGTAGAGGGCGAGTACGGCTCGACTGTCCTTTGCGTTGTCCAGTTCCTCGTCGGTCCAGCCTTCGCCTTTCGCATAGTCGCGAAGGTCGGAGATGGCTGCCTTGGCCTTGGTCTTGTCCTTCCATGCCGGGATCTTGTCGAGGACCTTGCGGTTTTCCTCTTCAACATACCGTTGCGTGGCTTCGTCCTGTTGCTGCTTCTGAAGGCCTGCGATGCGGGCCTGCTCTGCCTTGACGGCGTTGAGCCGGTCCTGCTTCAGTTGCCAGGCCTGACGTTCAACCACGAACTTGAACTCGTCCTCGGCGCGCAGTTTTTCCCAGTCGGGTTCCGCTTCTCCGCTTCCAAGCTGAGAGGCGAGTTTGCCCAGTACCTCGGCGTATTGCGCGCGTTCCTGTTTCACCGCAGCCGCTTCGGCCTCAAGGGCCTTGCGCTCTGCTGCCATTGACTGGCTACGCTGACTGATCCACTTCTGGCCGGAGTAGCCGCGTTGAAGCTCCTCAAGAGTGACCTGCTGTTCCTTGCCGTCAACCTTGACGGTGTAGAGCGGTTCCTGGGTTTGCTCCTCCTCGGGTTCTGCCTCCTGCTCAGTCTCCGCTTCCTCGCCCTCGGCGGGTTCTTCAACCTTGGCCGGCGTCTCGGGCGGTTCGGCGGTCTCTTCCGCTTGCGCGGCCTCTTCCTTCTCGGGCTCGTCGTTACCCAGATTTTCATCACGGGCGAGCAAGCCTTCGAGGGCACTGCTGGCGTCTGCCAAACTCATGTCTGTGTTCGGGTCGGCCATCAGATTCTCCTTACGGCCCGCTGGCTCTGCCAGGCGCGGACCTTTTCTTCATCGGTGAGCGAAGTGATCTTCACGTTGACGAGGCGAATGGCGGTCAGAAGATGCCAGCAGCGTTCGCGTTCATCGGTCTGGGGAGCGATCTTCCATTGCTCGATCACATCTTCTTCCAGACGCCGCAGCACTTCGGCCAGCGTGCCGTTGGTCGCCAGCGCCTTTACATTGGAGATGAACTCGATGTCTTCGGTCATTGCACGGTCTCGGGCTGGGCCTGTGCGGCAAGGCGGGCGGACTCAACCTGGGCCTGCGCATCCATGGCGTTACCGTGATGATCGACGGCGGACTGCATCAGATTAGCGTGGTGATCGACCATGCCCTGCATCTGCGCAGTAGTGATAGCCTCGTCGCGGCTAATGAAGGCTTCCAACTGCGCTTCATTGAAAGAGCCGGTGGCGGCGATCTGCGCGACCGCCAGTTTGCTCGCATAATCGAGGCGCATCTTCATGGCGGCCTGCTGATGATCAAGCATCATCTGCTGATTCTTCTGCTGGGCTTCGGCCTGGTTCTTCTGGGCCTGCACCTGAACCTTCTGCTGCTCGATCTGGGCCAGCATCATGGTCGGGTCCTGCTTCTGCGGCTGCTGCTGGGCGTGCTGCTGCAACTGCTGTGGCGTCACATCGCCGAAGAACTTGGTTTCGTCCTTGAAGCCCGCCAGATGGCACATCTCGGCAAGGGTCTCTCGGTACTTGTCCACGGGAGCGAGAGGATTATCCGGCCCCAGAAGCTGGATGATCTGTTCCTGCTTGCCGGCGACCTGAGCAAGGAAGGCGAGGCTCTGCTGGTCGGTGCCACGTCCGAGGGCGACGTTGGGCACGCAATCGAGGTCGGAGTCCCAGAAACGCGGGTCCATCTCGACGAACTTGTCCCTGAGCCGGATCATGCGCGGCTTGTCCTGATGCCTCACCACCATGCGGTAGATGCCCTTCATCAGGCGTTTCATGCCGTTGTCGGCGAACAGTCTGGCAATCATCTCCTTGCGGGCCTGTCCGGCCTGCACGGCGGCATTCACCGCGGTCGGCGTCGTACTTTGCAGCGCGTCGGCGTCGAGGCCGTTGGCGCCGGCATTGATGCCCGTCCGGTTCTCTTTCACCTGGTCGAGGTACTGGATGACCGGGAGGGCATATTGACCCTGGAACGGCGTGTCGAGGCTCTGCACCATGCCGGGCTGTCTTGCCCTGATGATGTTGCCGATCTCGTTGTTCATCACGTCGTCGAGGTTGACCTGCCCCTCGACAACGACCGTTCTCGGGTTGATGGACTGCTTGAGGCTGTCAAGAGTGTCACGAACGACTGCCGACTTGATGAGCTGCAAATCCATCGTCTGGTCGGCCACCGACTGACCGATCAGCAGGTGGGGAGTCGGATCGGGGCAGAAGACGGCAAAGGGAACCTCGTCGGCTACTTCGTCGAAGAGGATGTGCGGGCCGATGGAGCAGACCTTGCGGAGTTCAGCAATTCCGTCGCCGTCGCGGTCGATACGTATCCATGACTCGACGTATACGAAACGCTTGAGCGCGCTGTTCGGACCGGTATCACGCGAGAAGATGTTGATAGCAGGGTTGCGCGTAATTGCCTCAAGGTTGGTGAGGTAGTAGCTGTCGTCGGAGTTGCTGATGTTCTCGACTTCATCGGCGTCATACCCCATGTCGATCAGTTGGGAGACCGTTTTCAGGCTGCGATGACCGATATAGCGGCTGGTATCGAGGTCGCGCGTCTCGCGGTCGATCAGGAATTCCTCGGGAGGAATGCACTCAAGAACGACACGCTGCTTCTTGCGCTTCCTTCGTATCCGCACGTCGTAGACGACCTCGGCGGGCACGATGACGTTGCCGTTCATCGATACAGCCTCGGTTTTCGTTACCGGTTCGGCCTCGATGATTTCGAGGTCTTCTTCCCTTTGCAGCAGGAGAAGCTGGTCGTGGCTGATGCCCGAGTAGTCCGCTTCAGTGACTTCGATGTCGTCTGACCAGTGCCACTTGATGACGCCGGTTTTCACCGTCAGCGCGTCCTTCAGGCAGTTGTGGAAGATCTCGAAGCCCGCGTTGTCGTTCCAGAAGATGTGATTCACATAATCGGTCGCCTGACCGGCCTGTTCCACCGTCTTTGAGTTCGAGGGAATGAACTGCACGATGGTCGTGGTCTGGGTGAAGATCCGGAGAAGATCGGGGATGATGGCCAGCACGGTATCGCGCACTTCGGTCATCACCACTTCGGAACGGCCTTCCTGCTCGTTGCCGAACAGTCTTCCAAGGTAGTAGGCCTGCGCCAGCGCACGGTCGGGAGCGATGTAGCCGTCGATGAACAGCATGGCATCGCTGATCGTGCCATGGACCTGCAGGCCGAACTCGTAGTCGTCCATCAGGTGACGAGGACCCTTGGGAGCACTGTTTAGGACGCCGACACCCTTGGGCTTTCCTCCCGCACCGGAGTTGTCCTTGCCGGGGTCGCCCGGAAGCTCAAGGTTCTCGGCAGGCCGCATGTGGTAGCGGCCGCCGCCCATGGCTTTGGGTGTGCCTATGTCCGCCATGGTTGCTCTTTCATTGTCCGGCTACGCTGGTCGATCTCGTCCCATTTGACGCGCCATTCCTGCCGGACCTCGGCCACCGCCGCGAGCAGGGCTTTCATCTCCTGCCGCTTGAGATGACGCTTCCAGGCAAGGATGTGGCTGTCGAACACTAGCTGAACACTTCGACGACGGTGGCGGTGCAGATCGCGGTGGCGACACCGTAGAGGGCACCCTGATAGATGCCGGCCTGGCTGGGGTCTCCCGAACCCCACTGGTCGAAGGGCTGGTTGAGGACGACGGGAAAACCTCGTCCTGCTCCTGTCGTGGTCACGCCGGGGCCGCCGACCCACAGGGTTCCGGCGACCGGGAGGGCGACCATGCGGCGGGAAGCGCCGGCATTGGCGGCGAGCAGGAGCTGGGCAACCGCCGTGGCGGTCACGATGCCCTGCGTGGTGGTCATCTGGTTGGCCATCAGATGATCTTCCTGCGCTTCATGCCCGAGGCCATTCCCGCTTTCACGGTGGCGGCGTGCTGGGCAGGAGACTGCACTGCGGTCGTCACCTTGTCGCCGAGGGCGCCCGCCATCGGAGCGCCGAAGCCGGGGCCGTTGCCCTTGGTCGAGCCCATATCGGTGGGGTTGCCTCGGGGCATGAGGGTCTTGTGATGCAGCATGGCGGCGGGGCCGTGCATGTTGCCGACGCTGTTGGGCTGCTTCTCGAACGCCGATTCGAGGCCCTTGAACTTGCTTACCCAAGCCATGATTTCTGTTTCCTCTTCTTCGACAGGATGCCGGTACCGGCGTCCGCCTGATTGAACTCCTTGGCCACCTTCTGCGGCACGCCGACCTTCTTGGCAAACTGCGGATTATGTGCCGCCGCTGCCATCAGCCTTGCCTGTTTGGGCGACTTGCTGGGCATCAGCCGAGCCAGCTCTTCTTGCCGTCGCTCTTGCCCATGTTCGGGTACTTGCGATGAACGGCGGCGCGGACGCGACCCTCGACGGCCTTGCCCGATGCTCTCGCAAGGGCGTTGCGGGCATGGGAGGCGTCCTCGATCGGATACGAGCGATCAGGCCCAGCGAAGTTCTTGCCCGAGATCTTCTTGCGCGCCGCTGTCGTGAGCTTAGCCACGGAAGTCCTCCTCCGAATAGGTTCCGGCATCCCATTTGGCACCGAGTTGCTGGGACTGGCTGTAATCCATCGGAGGCGCGGCCATCTGCGCCGTGGTCCGATACATCGCCAGTTCGCGCTCAAGGGCCTCGACGCGGGCCTTGAGGTCGGCCACGAGGTCGGAGAGGTGGATGACTTCTTCCATCATCCCGGCTTTCCGGTGCCGCCCTTCTTGGGCATCGCCATCTTGCCGCCCTTCGGTCCCTTGGCCTGCACGTTGTTCGGTTGCGGGGTCATCACGCGGCGGGTCTCGCCGGAGCGGCCGCCGGTCATGCCAGATGTGTTCATCTTCTCGCTGCTGATGTTTTTGGCAGACAATTTAATCTCCTATGTGAGTCCAACTTGCCTTGCGGATAATCCGGCTGGCATTTGCTTGGGTGATGCCGAAGAGCTTGCTGATCTTCTCGTGGCTCAATCTGCCTTCGGCGGCCAGTTTGCGCATCGCAATCACATCGGCGGCCGTCAGCTTCTGCGCTGCCCTGCCTTTGCGCGCCTTATCCCGGTGATTGTCGAGATCGGTTCCAAGGAATAGATGCTGCGGATTCACACAACTCGGAACATCGCATTTGTGGCAAACATGATGTCCCGCTGGAATCAGTCCGAAATGATGTTCCCAACTCAGACGATGCGTTCCAAGCATTCGCCGAACACCATTTCGTGCGCGTATGCGGCCATAACCTTCGGCACTAGCCGCGCCCATCCAGAGCCAACAACCAGAGTTAGGTTCTGGGCTGACCCTCTCCATCATGTGCTCATAGACAGTCATACAATCCCCCGAAGGCCACGCTTCAAAGGAGTTCCCGGAATCCATGCCGGAGCACGGCCCCCAACAAGAGCGCCTTGGCCAGCGAACGTGAGTACCAAGGCGTCCGCCAAGTCTGGCGAGCGACGCAATCTGGATTTCATCGAATCTTTGCTTTCGATTTTATACTGACCTGTGGAATGGTAATCATAACAAGTACTTACCAGTTCCATACGCAGTTCATCGTCTTTCGGCAATCTACAGACGCGAGTATTCAACCAATCCCTGCACATAATCCAGAGTTCGTCTCGGAGCCGGTAGGCGCCGAGGTTCATCGAGGTCGTCTCGGAGACGTTGACATCGCGGACGTTGAACTTGAGTTCTCGCAAACGGTCAGCGACGCCCGAACCGAGCCCGATGGAGTCCACCATAATCTCTGAAGGACGGTCGACGTTCGCTTCGGCGGCGACCCAGCCGGTGACTCCCATGAGATCAAGTCCGCGCTGCGACTTGACCTCCAGGACGACATTTCCTTGTCGCTTGCAGATAGTTGAACGATCATCGCCAAAGCGCGCCACATCGACGCCATAGACGATGGGATCTCTTGGGTTGAGTACGACATCGCGGTTCATGGCTCCGTCTACGAGGTCTGCACTGATAAGCGTCCGGGCCTCGCTGACCGGGAACTCGCCGAGGACTTTCACCCGGTACTCGTTGGAGCCTTCTCCCCACCTGTGAAGCGTGTCGGCGATGAAGTCGTTGCTCACCAGGCGATTGCCCACGCAGGACTCGTGCATGGTCGTCCAGTTGGCCCGGAGACTGTTATGGGTGTCGAAGAAGAAGCCCGAGTTGCGGGTCGGGTTGCCAATGAGGATGGTGACGCAGTTGTGGCCGGACATCGAGCCAGCGGCGGCACTGTAGACTGCTTCCGGTATCCCAGAAGCCTCGTCGAAGATCAAAAGGACGAAGCCGTCTGAATGCACTCCCTGCATGGCCTCCGGTCGGTCCATAGAGGAGGTCTTCGCTGACACAAATGACTCTTCGATCTTCCGGTCCAGTTCCGCTTTCAGGACGATGCGATCGGTCAGGACAACGAACAGGACACGGCAGAACTCGGGGAGTCGGCTGAACCACTTCTTGATCTCCGGGTAGAGCGCGTCGAATAACTGTCCTGCAGCAGGGGCGGTCACCACCGTCTTCTGGGGATACCTGACCGTCTGGTGCCATACGACCAGCATCCCGCAGGCGGCGGTCTTGCCGACTCCGTGGCCCGTCCTGACACTGATCCTTCGCTTGCCTTCCGCCACCGAGCGCATGAACTCGCGCTGCCACGACAGCAACTCGACCTTCAGGACCTCCTCGGCGAAGGCCACCGGGTCGTGCCGGTACCTGTGAACAAACGCCGTGTACTGGTCGAACATGATCCGGGCCTGCTCCTGCGCCCTTAGCTGGGCAGGACGGAGCTTTGTTTCACGGGAAACATTTGGGGTGATCGCGTCAGGCATTGCCCTTCGCTTCCAGCATGTCGAGAATTTCCGGGTACTTGCTCGCCAAAACCCGCATGTAATCCGACTTCTTCACCTCAACCAGCCGCGACAGATAGGTCGTCGCCTTCGCATACGCCTCGGCTCGCTCCATCGGAATGTCACTATGCCCGATGAACTGCGCCGCCACCGACAGACAGGCCATTAAGCCAATGTCGGGGTCATCGTCATGGTTCAACGCCTTCCACAGCAACTCCTTCATGTCCCGCACCCGCTTGTGCCGGGCATCAAGGTCATACTCAGCCCGCTTCTCCCGCGCCTCGCGAAGCCAGTTACGCACGAGCCCGCTTCCTCTCCCGGTACGCCTTCGCCCTCGCCGCCCCGTTCTCATACTTCGGCGGACGACCACCCTTTCGTGACGGCAGGGGTTTCGTGACAGGTTTCGTGACGGCACGCAGGCTTTCGGTAACAGCCGCCCGATCAGGCCGCTTCACGAAGTAGTCGTCGTACAACTTCCCCACTAGACCGCTTCCACCGATGGCTCAGACACAGCTTCCGACGGCTTTTCCTCAACCGGATCAACAGCTTGAGGCGCAACCGGTGCCAAAGCCGCCCTCATCTCCGCCAGTGCCGCCTTCACCCTCAACCAGTCATGATCCGCCACCCCACGGTCAATCCAGTCCAGGTGCTGCCTAACCTCTTGATCCGTCATCCATTTTCCCCATTTTTCCTACAATTTTTCTAGCCGGTGGAATGCGGGGGTGCTGCATCGGCAGCCGCCCCCTCTGGTGGTCACCGCATCCGGGGGGCTCGATCGCTGCCCCTGCCCTGCTATGCGGCTAAGCCATTGATATCGCTACGTTCTTCGTTCCTCGTTGGTTATCGCATAACGTACATTATGACAAATCATCATGAACGTCTGGGCAACCTGACTGCTCCTCGACGTCTGTGACACTGGATTGAGGAGACGCGCTTGCCTCTCTCTGCTCTGTTCTCTTCCCTTGCACTGCCTTGCCTACCTCTTCGGTGATGCGTTGGTCAGTGTACTGCATTAGTGCGTCTAGGTGCTGTTGAGTTACGTCTGCGTTGAGGTTCAGGCTTCTCTCTACCAGGTAGCCTTGGGCCTTTAGAATCAGCTCTGTTGCCTTTATGGCTGGTCCGTATTGCTGGTCTACTGATGCTTGCTCTGCAATATGAGCGGCGTTGTTGATCAGCGTCTCTCTGCTGATGTCGAGGCGTTCCTGGAGGCGGCGGCGATGTGCAGCGATCTCCTTTGACACTTTAGCATTGCTTATCAGCCTTGACCCTTGGACGTGAGCACTTGGCTGGGCGTAACCGGCTTTGATTGCAGCTTGAGTGCCGTTACCTGTCTTGACGTATTCACGGGCGAATTTGTCTTGTCTGATCGACAGGTCAGACATTTGCGGCCTTCAGGGCTCGGGCTTCTTTGGTGCGGCCGTCGATCTTCTGCAGGGCAGGCGCAATGGCTTGGATGTCGGCGTCGCTAGGGATCTGCGGCTTGGCCAACTCGTCCCTTGCGGCCAGCAAGGTTGTGCGAACCTCAAGCCAGTTTCGATAGTCTGCCTGGAATTGGGCGTGTTCTACCGATTGGTCTGCAATGCGGATAGCTGCTGTTAGGCGATCGATGATCGTCAAGGTTCATAACCTCCGGGGGATGGATGAACCGTATGAGAATGCGCGCGAGGACAATGACGAGGTAATATCTAGGCGTCAAGTGTCGCTGCCCATACCATCGATAGGCGTTGATACCGATCTGTGACTAAGATTGTTTGGTCAGCAAACAAAACCAGTCAGCATTACTGACCTTGTTCCGCGTGCTTGATGTCCTTGCGCGCCGCTCGAAGGGCAACCATCCGCAGCCATGCTGACAGGCTCAAACCGTTAAGGTTTGCCGCCTCAGTCCATTGCCCGATTTCTTCAGCTTTCGCCCTGATATTGATCTGTGGCCGCATGTCCTTCGCCATGCACTCTTTATAGCATGAGCGATTGTCTATTGATATGCTTAAAGTTATCCCCAGCCATGCGCCAGTGACTGCTAGACAATCGCTATAGGCTTCCCCATACTCTCACTGTCAGCAAAGGGGAACCGCGTCATGACCATCCGAGACATCACATACGGCGACATTCTGGACGCAATTGACCATGAAACCCTAGACGAGGCTTGCAGCGTCATTCAGAGCGCGGCGGGCATCAAGACGGGCGATGTGGCTGGAGTGTTCTTCAGCGGCAATCAATTCGATCATTGGGAGCATATGCCGAAGCCTCAGAAACTCAATCATCTAATCGACTACATCAACGCGGAACTCAAATACGAGAATGACGACCTCTGCTAACCCCTCACCCTATGGGAGACCGTACCATGACAAAGCAAGCACTTAGGACTGATATCTTCAGAGCGCCCGCACATTTGGCTTGTGCACTTATCAATGGCGACACTTCAGGACTAGAGCCGCACGAAGAGCGCGAATTGCGATGGCTCGAAGCTTGGATGCGTTGGAATTATGGCCCGCGCGTTAGCGTTGTCGATTGTGGCGAGCCCGAGTTTTGCCGCGATATGTCACCCTCAATTCGCGTTCCCATGGCTTCATTATCTGGCGTCATGTCACTGTGGCTTGCTGGCGATGCCACAGAATACACAGTCCTTTACTAGCTGACCTAGCGCGCAATCCCCTGCTGCGGTGGGGGATTACCGATATGCCAGCAATCTCAAGAGTTTAGTTCGCTTTGCCTCGCGTATCACCACCACCTGAAAGGGGAAACACTATGCAAACTTTTCACGCCCACGAAAGGCCTTGCGCGGCTCCCGGACTCACTTCGTATCGCATTCGCGGAGTCTTTGGCTGGATTATGATCGGCGCGCATTCGATCGGGGGAGCATTGGACGAAGCGCGTCGCAGCACTCAATTCGTCGATCGATCTAAGCTGCAAGTATGGAGCGAAACTGCGGGAAAGTATATCGACGCATGACTGCAAGCGCGAAACGCTGCAAGTCTGGGATGCGGCAACGGCCAAGTACGTCAACGTCTAGCATCCCGAGGCGAAGCGAACCCTAATCCCAGCACCTGAAAGGACAAACACCATGCAAGCCATTACCGTCAAATTCCTGCCCGCTACCAATTTCAAGCCCGCGCGCTACAAGGCGATTGCGCAGGCCGGCAGCGTCACCATCAGCAACGATTACACCGGCAAGGCCCATCGCGCGGCCGCTCTGGCATTATGCGCCAAGTATAACTGGGAAGGCGACCTGCTCGAAGGCGGCGACCATGACGGAAATTACGTCTATGTGTTCGTGAAGTCCGATTGCGTCGTCAATCCTACCATCCATGCCAAGCGTCAGGAAGCCGCCTAGCCCAGCAACCCTACCAGCCCGCCATGGCCGCAAGCTGTGGCGGGCCTAACTGCGAAAGGAAACTATTATGATAAGCCCGCGTTGTACGTCGCATGGTCGAAACAGTCATCACGCTTCTGATCTACATAGCCCTGGTCGTGGGCCTGGTCTGGCTGGTGCTATGGGTTCTGGAATCCATTGGCGTGCCTCTCCCGCCCCAGGTCGCCAAGGTGCTATGGGTCGTCGCAGCTCTCGTTATACTGCTCTTGCTGTGGCGTGCGCTCTCGCCTGTCTTGCACCTGCCATTGCATTAGCCCAGCAATCCATCACCACCATAGACATGGGCGACGGGCTGTATATCAGCACCGACCAGAGCGGGCGCCAGGCGACAACGATTGACCTGGGTGGCGGAATATCCACCACGACAACGAGCCCAGGTTTCGGCCAGCCCACGTTCCCCCAGCCTGCGTTGCCGCCCCTGCCGCCAATCTACGTTCCCCAACCTACGTACAATCCCTATAGGTGAACCTACGTACTAGAACCTGTGTTGCGCGTTCTTCGTAGGTTCAAAAGTAGGTCCGCCATGGCAACGCACGTACTCGATGGCCGCACGTTCGGCCTCTAGGTAACGCTCGTCCAGAGGCGACGGACGTTCGATCTGACGCACGATCTCCTCCGACGCAGGCAGTCCCGACTCGTCCCTCTTCTGCCAAAGGGCTATTAAATCGCCTAGGTTGGCCGGAACGGGCAGATCAAGCGTTTGCCTGATAATGTCTGCCGTATTCAGCCGCTCGCGTCTGGTGAGCCCGTAATGAGCCCACCACAGGTCCATCCTGCGTAGACGTGGGTTCCATTTGTTGCCCTTGCTGGCAAACTGGATGGGCAACATGGGTAGCCCTACCCCCGTGATGAAACTGTACGTCTCTGATATTGCAGTGTCACTGAACCAGAACGGGTAACGCTCGTCGAGCAGGTGCCCGACCATATCGAACCACCTTCGTCCAATGGCAAACAACGTGGGTTGCCCCGGATTGGCCTGATCCTGCAAGCCGGCGATCTTCAGGTCTGCGTGCGTCCAGTCGTGGTTCCTCCATGCCCAGTCCAGGCAATGGTCCCAGTTCGGCGTGGCTATGATGCCGTCGTCGGGCAGGGTCAGCATCACCTCGGCGTCCGTAAGGGCAGCGCAGCGGTTCCAGCATGCGCCTACGCCTGTCGGACGCACGTCAACGCTGATACGTGCGTTGTGCTGGATATGCGCCAGAACGCCGGTTGGCCAGCATTCTACGTCGTCCTCGTCGCATGCTACCACGAACTCAAGCATGTTCTCCCCCGTAGACAACATGCGCAGCGACTCGATGATGCCGATCACGTTGCGTGGCTTGCCTCGGGTCGCGATAATCGCTGCAATCTTCATTTGATGTTATAAAGTTGAACGGCTTCAGTGGCGGTATAGATGCGCGTGGGGTGTGGCCGTTCGCGATCTTCCGCCATCAGATTCTGGCTCTCGACGGGTCTCGGATGCTTCCTGCCGTCCCACAGCACCATGTAATAAGCTGCTGGCTGCTGGTAGAAATCGAGGACCTTGCGGACCGTTCCAAAGCGCCGCCCCCAATGGCCAATCCGGGGATTGATTAAGGCCGCATCCGAGATCATTACGCGATCACCCTTCTTAAATACCACGGCTCTGCCCTCCATCGACAACGATATTGGCCCCGTTGACCAGACTCGCTCCCTCGCTGCACAGGAACGCCACCACGTTAGCGACCTCCTCAGGCGTGCCCATCCTGCCTAATGGCAGTTCCGCCCCGCTCGGAGGCTTGCCTACGTCGATCTCGCCGGGTGCCACTGAATTGAACGTGATGCCGTCACGCGCCAGGTAGCTCTGCGTTGCCAAGCTCTTCATCAACGCCGTCTGTGCAGCTTTCGCCATCACGAACCAGGGACGTGCGTTGCCATCCTTGCCTCCGAATATGCTGGTGATGGTGACGACGCGACCCCATTTGCGCTCACGCATGCCGGGCAATGCACGCTGCGTAAGATAAGCCGCAGCCATCGCGTTCTTCTGCATGACCTCGCGCCATGTATCGAAGGGTGTTTCCTCGATGCTATCCGATCCCCATCGGCCGCCGCCACCCGCGTTGTTGATGAGGATGTCGATTGGCGGAACCTCGTCCATCAGCCTTTCCAGCGTCCAATGTTCCAGCATGTCGGCACCAATCCAATGATTGCCGCACTGAAGTTGCGCTGGCCGCTCGCGAGAAGACGTGATGACAAAATGCTGCTGCCTGCATAAGGCGCGGGCGATAGCCAAGCCGATACCCCTAGTGCTTCCAGTAACGAGTGCGGTTCTAGCCACCGAACGGAATCCCGCCGCCAAGCGGTTCGCCCGCATATTTGTCGAACCGGATGTAATGCGGCGTTCTGGCCTCATAAGCCATCTTCACGCAGTCCGCGACACATCCCCATTCAAATGGTTCGCAGACCGTCATGTTGCGAAGCGTCCTCATCAGTCCAAGGTCCTCCGTCCCGTAGTGCGTCGGACCATCGCGCCACATCGACGGACCGCCTAGTCCAAGGATCGTCACCGGAAGGTTCGGCAGGCAAATGCAGACCTTGATGAGTTCCCAGCCGCGCATCAGGTGGGCGCACTGGCCGTAGGCAAATACCTGCTTGCCCGACGATGCGAGACCGCCGGCCAGAGCCATCATGTTCTGCTCGGCCACGCCCACGTTGACGACTCGTGCAGGAAACTCCTCGCGGATGGTGTCGAGCCCCCATGCGCCATTGTCGTTGGTCAGCACGACGATGCTCGAATCGGCGCGCATCAGTTCGTGGACGACGGCGAATACGGCATCGCGGAAATCACGTTTCATGTACCGTTCTCGCGAATATCTTTTAATTTGACCTCTTCAGAAGCGGCCCAAACCTCATGCTCCATCTCGCAAGATACGCGCATATAGGCTTCACTGTTCGGCATCGTAGGATATGTATTCACGAGGCGCGCGACGCGACGATCTCGCTCCGCCATGCGCTCGCTAATTTGCTTACATTGTTCATAAGTCATGCCACCAAATCCAAACATTATGTCACCTCTGGCAATCCTTCCTCTTCGACTTCCTTGGGAATGCAGTCGGCATAACGAGCCCACATCAGCGTGCGGGGGAGCGATGGAATGAGACCGCAATGGTAGTGGGTGTTGTCGGCCAGCCAAGCCGTTCCCCGAGGGCCATAGATTGGCTCAAGCAGGTCGTCGGGTCGCATATGGAGTTGAGCTGAATCAAGCGGTACGTCCGTTCCAAAGATGAACAGCGCCACGATTTTGGAACCGCCCCGATCACGATGCAGGCCATGCAGTCCGGGGAAGTAAGGCGTGTCTTTATTCGTGTAGAAGGCATTGAGACTCCATAGGTGTGCAGGGCAATCGAAGTATTCGCTGACCTTGGGAATGAAACCCTTGGCGTAGTCGAGGAAGTGAGGGGCGGCCATCACGTCCTCCATCGAATTGCATTCCATGCCGTTGCGTGGTCGCGCCTTGATGTGACCGGGATAGCGCGGGCATTGGTCGAGATGGTCGGTGACCTGCTTGATCCATGGCACGATGCCGAGTCGCATGAAGCCGTTGCGCCGCAGTTCGCTCATGCCAGCGCCTTTCGTGCTTCAGCGATCTCATCGCCCTTCGGCACCTGATGGTGCCAGGCAGGGTTGCCTTCCATGAAGCAAATTCCCTTGCCCTTAACGGTGCGAGCGACAATACAGCGTGGATGATATTGTTTATCCGTCAGCCATGCCATGATTTCTGCGATCTCGTGGCCGGGCACATCGCATGCCCCCCATCCAAAAGCATAGAATCTCTCAGAGATCAGATGGACGTTCAGAACATCTCGCGTGAAGTTCGCACACGCCTGCCGATTGTCATCAACAATGGCCACCAAGTTGGAAAGCCCGTGATGTGCGGCAAACATCACCGCTTCCCAGATCGCCCCTTCGTGTAGCTCGGCATCGCCCAGCACACAGAATACCCGTCCCGGCTTGCCGTCGAGTTTGTTGGCGAGCGCCATGCCCGCAGCCATGCCCAAGCCCATCCCGAGCGAGCCGCTGCACTTGTAGGGCCAGCCCGGCCACATCGGGTAGTCGGGGTCCTGCCACAGCGCATCCAGCGTCAGATGGCCGTGCGTCTTGCTGAGAACCAGCTTGTCCTCGGGCTTCATCACTTCATGCAGGGCAACGGCGATCTCCACCCATGACAGGGCGCTTGCCACATGGCCCTTGCCGGCTGCCAATGCGGTTTCGAGGATGTAGCGGCGAATCTCCTGCGGGGTCATCGGGGCCGACTCCTGATGGCGAGGTAGAGCATGACCGCGACAATCCCAAGCATCAGCCAGTAGAACCATTCGGGGATCATGGCGCACCCTCTTTGACCAATACCCAAATGCCGAGGCCAGTAATATCGACCGCAGCGCCGACAATGCGATGGCCCACCCGACCGCCACGATACAATTCCCACAGCTTGCCACCGCCTTCCCCGACATATTCCCAACCGAGGGCCTTCATCTTCCGCTGTTCGCGACGAACAGCTAAACGGCGGCGTGTCATGTCAGAAACTCTCACGGGGCACCCTCCAGGGCATCGACGCGGGCTTGCTCGCTCGTTGCCTGGACGGGCGACCACTGGAGTTGCGAGTAACCTTCCAGCAAAAGGCTGCCAAAGCCGGTGCGATGCTGGCGCAGAGGCACAACTTCATTGGCAAAGCCGCGCCAGAAGCCCCGTGCCTCGTGGACCTTGATCGCCGTGTAATCGACGAGATTGGCGGGATCGTACCATTCCAGCATCGGCTCGATGTGAAAACACATCGCGGGCTGGCTGCGGCGCACGAACTCCAGGAAAGGCCGCCACCGGGTTCCGGTCTGCTCCAGCGCACCAATCGTCAGCACCGCTGAATTGGGCATAAATGGCCGGAAAGTATGAGGCTCGAAGAAATCGAATCGACCGCCGCCGATGTTGGGGAAATGGCTGCGCAGCCGGTCGATAATCCTGAACGATGCCTCGGCCCAGTCATAGCCATGGATGTGTTTGCCGGGAAACTCCTGGGCGAGAAATACAAGGTTGTGCCCGGAACCGCAGCCGAACTCGTAGATGTGGTCGAAGCCCGAGAGATAGCGCCTTGCGAACCAGCCCCGGAAAACCCTGTACCAGTTGGCCTCGAACATCGGGTCGGCAGGTTCGATGAATTGTCCGTCGAGCCGCAGCACCTTGGCGGGGCGCAGGTATTTAGGCTCCAGCGCCTTGAGATCGTCGGTGCGGCGGAAGTCCTCGAAATTCTCCTGCCAGCCTTTCTGCCAACGTCCGGTATTCTCGCCGGCAATCGAGAACGAGCGACCCTCCAGCCTGTGCAGCAGGTCGATCACGACGCTGTTGGATGCGTCATTGTCCAGTGTCTTGTAGCGCCAGTCGTGCGCCTTGATCTCGGCCTCGGTCTTGATGTCGAGTGGGCCGCCGAACATCTTTTCCCACTTCATCATTGTCCCATCCTTATCTTCTCGATCGCCAGTTCCCGCGTCCAACCCTTGCGGGTCAGGCTGCGGTATCTGTTGCGTTCCCTGGTACCGTTCGGCCATGGTAACTGGTTCTCGACGTTGAACCGTGGCGGCAACCGATGCGAACGGCCAGCCTTCTGCGCCAGCTTGACGGCAGCGATGGTGGCAGCGCGGAATGTCGAGTCAGCCCATTTGGCCCGCATTGTCTCGGCGCTGACCAGCCGGCGGCGTTCCCGCTTCATCGAGCGCAGCTTTTCTTCCAGAATGGGGATCTGGAATTGCAGGGTTTCCAGTCGGCTCATGGCAGCCTCGCCTTGCTGTCCGCGATGCGTTTGATACAAATGAAATCAGGCCCATATTTATCGGCGTTGTAGGCTCGTGAAGCAGTGACGGGATCGCGCGAGTTAATGCTACACCGCTCACCACCGATGCAGCCAAGACCATCGAATGGGCATCCGCGCAGAAATTGACCCGTGCGAACATTGGCTGGCCGACACATTGGTTCAATCTGATGGTATTTCATGGCACGCGCTTCCTGCTGGCCTCGATAAACGCATACCAGTCCCTTAGGACCGGCGTGGCGTTCTGGATCTGCTTGGCCGTGCGTACCGCCTCGGTTGCCTGGGTGATCGACCCGGTGCGGTGGTAGGGGTTGCCGGTTTTGTTGCCGGGCCACTTCGTTACCGGACGGCGCTTGAAGAGGCTTTTCATGTTAGACATCGATCAATTCCTTCGGGACCATGCAGCCCGGCTCGCCCACCTTCGGCCCCCAGAAGCCATTCCAGACCTTGCTGGATAGCCTCTGCCGCCACAGGTTCAGTTCCTTGTCCTTGAGGCTTTCACGCACCAGCGGGGCTTTCTGGGCCTCTGGATGGCCCTTCCAATCACGGCACGCCTTCTCCCAGACCTTGCCCCAGTTCAGCCATTGCGTCCCCTTGGCTTCGTAATACCCCTTAAATGCTTGCAGAAAGGAATCGGGGTCTTTGCCTTGCCTTTCGCAATAGGCTCTTTGGGCTTGGGTGGGCTGCCAGTCGGGGCCAAGGCGGGAACGCCGATTCGTTCCATTTCCTTTAGCTTTTCCATCAATTCCCGACTTCTTACCGTTGAGATTATCGGTGCCCACCCCCACGGAGGCGAAGAGGTCGCCGTTGGCTTGCTCATTGTGAATCTCCTGTCCGCATTGGGTGCATTTCATTTCACGTCCTCAGCCAGCATTTGAAGCTGTTCAAGGAGCCAATTGGCAAGTTCGGGAAAGTCGCCATCAACCTCGACCATCACGCCCTTCTGCCCATCGTCGAAAGTGCATTCAATTTCGAGGTTATCCCCAATCGTCTCGCGAAAGACGGCCCGCACTAATTTTGCTTCAGCCATAGCTCACCCCTCACCTCTGATCCCCGCAGGAGCATCCGCAGAAGGTACTTCCTTCGGCTCTCGCCCGTACCATTTCTCCCGCTTCTGCACGGCCAAATCCCATGCCGCCAAGCAATTGCAGAGATATTCGGCGAGGATGAAATCCGGCGTGTCGCTGCCGTTTTCCATGCTCTCGCAGTTGATGAGGTGTTCGATCTCTTTCCTGAAACCCGGTTTGGACATAGTTCACCTTCACCCCATGATTATGAGGTCTGAAATCTGAGCATGATTGATTTCCCCAGAGATAGCCCATCCGAAAGAAATGAGGCTATCCAAGGGGTTGCGTGGCGAGCAATCATGCCTTTCCTCACCACGGTCCAATTGTTGCGAGCGTCTATTACAGGGGTCACGGTCGAACCGTACTGCCGGAGATGCCGGCACCGTCTCTCTGCCCTGTATGCACCCCCACGCAGGACTGCGCTTCGGGTGGGCCGGAAAACCGTGGGCTGCCACGGAAAAGTCTCCCGACGCTCGCGTGACCTGGTGTTGCTAGGAGGATTGGGAGAGCCTATATTGTGGCTCTGGTCCCAAGCGCTACCACGCTTGCACCTGTTTGGCTCCCGAGAGTACCTAAACTCGGAAAGCCTGAACGGCTCTCTGGTCACTCGGAGGGCCGTTCGCTTTTGTAGGCTACGCTTCTGCATCTGCTTTGCCAAGCGTCATTGCATCGCCTTCCGGTCATAGTGCGGAGGCCGTGGATAAAACATCCAAAGTGTCGGCTTGCTCACGCCCTCGGGATCGAGACGCGCGGGAGGATCTATCGAAAGACCGACGCCATATTCCCAAAGAGAAACATCTTTCAACCATCGCCCCGCGACCACGTAATAGCCATTGGTCAGCAGGATATTGGTTCCGTCTCTAGGGGCAGTCTGAATTGGTTGCCACTCAGTCATGGTTGATTGCCTTCGAGGCGAAGCGCGCTATCCTCTTGTGGCGTATCCATGGTCAGGACAGCCGCCAGTCGATCTCGGGATAGAGCGCCTTGGCGAGCTTCCACTTCAGCTTGAACTCGGGCGTCTGGAAGCCCTTGGCGTCCTCGACCACGCGCTTCCATGCGGGGAATTGGGAAGATGGATCGGTCGTGATATAATGCCAGTCCCCGACGTATTTACAGACCAACGCGCCATTCACGAACAGGTTAAACGTGGGCTGGCGTTCCAGTTGCTCGATCTCCCCCCGCTTCTGCATGTCCAACAAGACGAGGTGCCTGAGCATCTCGCGCTTGCTGTCGAACTTCTCGCCCCGCCATACGCATTTGCGGTTGCCGTACTTGGCGCGCTTTTTGTTCAAACCAAATCCGGGCTTGCCGAACGCCATTGGCACCCATTGCCCCTTCACCAGCCTTTCAGCCATGCCGAGCCTCTTTCAACTGCGCCACCATCCACTGCTGCAACTCGCGCAGCCGCCTGAGCCTGTCGCCCCCGCGAGCTGTCCAGTAGGCATCGAGAAGTTTGCGATGCTCGGGGCAGAAAGCCCGTCTTGCGCGCTGGCGTTTGTTCATCGAATCAACGTCCCCCTGTAATAGCGGATGGCGGCTATCAGTTGGCAAACGAGTGAAAGGCCACCACCGACCAATGCGATAATACCTTCATGCGTGCTCACCGCGGCAACCGTCAGAAAAACCAGCCACCAGTAGGTCAGTTCGGTCATTTCACTTGCCTCCTGAATTAGTGGGCCGATGCCGTTGGAGGGGGAGAGTGAGAACCACACCGGCCCTGACCCGCTCCGTGTTTGGGGGCGGTGCGGATCATGCTGATTTCTCTGATGCTTCCAAGATCAAGGCGTGAATAGCCGCCGCCCTGTTGCGAAGCATTCGCTTGTGCCAGATGCGGTCGATCTTATCCAAGAGATGCGGCGGCATCGGAACGGTGATCCTCGGCCAATCCTTCTGCTGGCCGTAGGTCGGATGGACGTGCCTGACGCCCTGCTTGGCTGGTTTCATGGCGCATGTTAGGCTTGCGACAAATGTTTGGTCAAGAGCAAAATAACACTTGCGCAAATGTTTTTGGCATGGGATAAATGCCGCCATGAACACACACAATAACTCAGGGGACCAAGTGGCCCTTGCCGCTGACAACATTCAGAACAAGATCATGGAGGATCGGTGGGATGTTTTCTACAAGAACGCCATCGCCAGCGGCAGCATCGTTCCCCCGCACGGAGAGAGCGCAGCGGTCAGGCGCACCGACTACCTTGTCGGCCTCTGCGTTATCTGCCTGGTTGCCTGCGGGCTGGTCGGGTTTGCGGTCGCTTACTGGTGGAGGGCGTGATGCATACGCCGGGACCGTGGCATTGGGACAGTGACCCGCTGAAGGGCGATCCACGTGGCCTTGTTCGCATCCGCGTCACCGCCAAGGGGCGCACGATCACCCAACTCTATTACGGGGCCAAAGATTCACAAGCCGTTGCCGATGGGAAACTGATCGCCGCCGCTCCCGACTTGTTGCGGGCATTGGAACGGTGGAAGCAGGCGCAAGAAGATCGCAATTCGGTGGCTATCGTCAACGCACAGTTCGACCGTGATCGCGCTATCGCCAAGGCCAAGGGAGATAACCATGGACAACCTTGAAAGCATCATGAAGGGCCACGCCGAGATCATGCGGACCGGCCTCAAGCATGGCGGCGACATCGCGCTCGGCAAGGTGGTGGACGAGATCAACCGCCTGATCGACCTCAAGGGCCTGTCGGGTGACTGGCACGCGGGCTATCGCAAGGCGCTGATGGACGTGCGGGCCTTCATCCTGGCGAGCCTCAAGCCACCGACTGACGATGAGGAAGCCTACCACACCAGCACCAGCCCGGCCGAGGAGTACGAGCGCGTCGAGCGGATGCGGGCCGACAACGCACGCAAGCTGCAAGCAGATTTCGAGCGTGCAATGGCCCCCGACTACTCCCGCAAGGGCATCTTCCAGACTCACAACTGCGCCTATTGCCGGGATGGTGAACTGCCGTGCAGGCAGGGTGCGGTGAACCGCTGCGACAACCCGAGGGCACGCAATGATTGACTTCAAGGCTTTGGCCGCCCCTTTCAATCCATCGGCTGTTTCATGGCGCGTGGGGTCCGTCTCTGGCGAGCGGGGTATGGCCTTGGCCTATCTCGATGCCAGGGACGTGGCCGACCGGCTGGACGGCGTGTGCGGACCTTCCAACTGGGGATGCCGCTACAGCCACGTCGGCGCTATCACAGTCTGCGAGATCGGTATTTGCACCTTCATGTTCCATCCCGAAAACGCTGCTTTGCAGGGCAACTGGGTCTGGAAAGCAGACGGGGCCGGGCAGTCCGACATCGAGGCCGAGAAGGGCGCGCTGTCCGATGCCTTCAAGCGGGCCGCCGTCCGCTGGGGTATCGGCAGGTATCTCTACCACCTGCCAAGCCCTTGGGTCGAGATCGAGAAGCGCGGCAAGACCTCAGTCATTGCCAAGCACGAATATGCGAGGCTGGAAAAGATCCTCGCACAGGCAGGGACGCCCGCCCCCCAAGGGCCAACCCTGCCCCCTGCCGACCCCGATGTGCTGGATGCCGCTACCCGCTGGTTTCGCACTCAGAAGGACTACCTGGAGAAGTGCCAGAGCGTGGAAGCCATCGCCCAGTGGGCCGAACGCGAGAACCGCGCCCTGGGCAAGCTGAAGCTCCAGCACCGCGACCTGTGGGAAATCTTGTCGGAAACCCAGCAGACCATGCTGGATAGCGTCGGGTCGTTCAGTAGGCCACCGGCATGATCCGCCTCATCCTCACCCCCGCCAAGACGCCGGGTAAGTTTATTGCGCGGATGGACGATAACGATCCGCGAGTCCCTGAGGAAGTTTGTGTCTCCCACCAGCCTATGGTTGACGGTGCGCGGGTGCTGCTAAAACACGGCTTCGACCCCGAGACGCTAGCCACATGCCGCCACGAGGGCAAAGCCTTCGATTCCTTCGTGCCGCGCCGTTTGGGCGACTGGGCGCAAGATTCTTACTCTGAGGGTGATAAGCGTGGGCTAAGGCTGGAGAAGTGGCGTCCCCGTCCAGATAGCGCATTGCCGATGCGCGGGACGATCAAGGAATGACTTCGGCCACCTACTGGCTACGGACACCACAAGCCCGGCAAAACGCACGGGAGGCCATCCTTGTGGCTCCTGAGACGTATGTGTGCCGGATTGAGGATGAACCGCGCACCCCGGAGCAGAACGACCATGCCCATGCTGCGCTGACCGACATATCCCGTCAATTGCAGTGGCACGGCAAGAAGCTGAATGTGCTGACGTGGAAGCGGCTCACCATGGCCGCCTTCCTGCGCGAGATAGGGCACCAACCGGAACTAATTCCCGCGTTGGATGGCAATGGCTTCGATGTGATTTTCGAGCATTCATCGAAGCTCGGCAAGAAGAAGTTCTCAGCATGGCTGGAATGGATCTATGCCTTCGGGACGCAGAACAAGGTGGTGTTCAGGGACAGGCATCATGCGTCGTAGCCTGTCCGCTCGCCAGCGCATGAAGATCTTCGAGGCTCGGCGATGAACAAGTCAAAACTTCCTGAATACCGGCACTGGATCAATATGATTTCCAGATGTGAGAATCCCAATGCGCCATGGTTCGAGATTTACGGCGGCCGAGGCGTCAAGATCTGCAAGCCGTGGCGCGAGTCCTTCAGCAACTTCTATCAGGATATGGGCCCGCGCCCATCGCCAAAGCACTCAGTTGATCGGATTGATTCTGACGGCAACTACGAACCATCCAATTGCCGATGGGCGACACCCTCAGCGCAAGGTCGCAATAAGCGGACCAATCATATTGTGATAGTGAATGGCGTAAAAATGACTCTTGCGGACGCCGCCGATCTTGCGCCCGTTGGCTATAACACTTTCCTTTATCGCCTCAAGCGTGGATGGTCATTGGACGATGCCATATCGCTGCCGAGGCAAAAGGGCATCCGGCCATGAGGCGCGAGTTCTCCACCAAGATCAAAGCCGCCGCTTTCCAACGCGCCAACTTACATTGCGAGAAATGCACCGCCCCTCTCTATGCAGGCAAGTTCGCTTACGATCACGTCATTGCCGACGCTATGGGTGGCAAACCGACGCTAGACAACTGCGAGGTGCTTTGCGTTGCGTGCCATTCGGAAAAGACGTGCGAACTTGATATTCCCCGCATCGCCAAGGCCAAGCGCCAGTCTGCCAGGCATCATGGAGCCAAGCAGTCGAAGTGGCCCAGGTTGAAATGGAAGCGGAAGGTCAGCGGCGAGACGGTGTTGCGGGCCACAAATCCCCCTTCCAAAGGTGGCACATGACCTACTCAGAGCGTGAGTTCGGTGCATCGCAGTCGGACTATGACCCAAAGGAACAGAAGATGAGCGACATCGTGGAGCGGCTGGAAGAACGCACGAAGATTCGCTGGATGGGCGACTGCAAGTGCGGCCACTGCCAGCTTGTCAACGAAGACGACCTATTCGAGGTCATCGCTGAATTGAAGCGCCTTCGTGCTGGCCGTGCCGCCGTGGTGGAGGAATGCGCGAAGGTGGCGGAGTGTGGCGCGCTCAATTTTGACGACATTCCTAGTTCTTCGAGCTTGCGATCAATTGCTGAAGCCGTTTGCAATCTCAATGCGGCTCGTATCCGCGCTCTCAAAGGCGGTGCAGCATGACCACACCAGAAGATGGGCGCGCTTCGCCTCGCGAGGAACCGATTGTGACTAGGATCGACTGCATTGATGGAATGGTCGATGACGTGGCGATCTCTCACGTCGAGATGTTTCGGCTGGAGCAGCTGGACGCTGGCAGTTGGTGGATGATGGTCTACACCGCACGGGGCAACTACCGCTTCAGTCTCTACACCCAACGCAACGCCACGATCTCCTGCACCCATGAAGTGGAACCGCCTGATACGCGAGGCGAAGCGAACACATGACCACACCAGAAGAAGCCGCACGCAGGATGGTGACCGAAATCCTCGAAAACGATGGGTGGTCATTCAATGGCGACGAAGTGTTTTCCGTCGCCCGCGCCCTTCTCGCCTCCACCGCCCGCGAGGCAAAGCTCCGCGAGGCGTTGGAGAATATTGAAGATATAGCAACGACCGGACGTATCAGCGAACTGGTAGAGAAATTCAACACCATGAAGTTGATCGCCCGCGAGGCGCTGGCGGACAAGGAGACGACATGACCAAGGAACTAATGTGGTGGGGTGGAGTGATCGGCTTCTTCATCTACATTGCCGTCTGTGGTGCCGGAATCATCTCCAATCCCAAACGCCCGCTTTCACATTGGGACAAGGACGATGCTTCCCATCATTAGCCGCGCCCGCTACTGGTGGGACCGCATTACCTGGCCTGTAAGAAGCCAGCCAGAGCGTCGAACCTGGCCTCTACGCACTCGGCATAGGCGTTCAGTTCGGTAATGAACACCGCGATCTGGTTATCACTTGGTTTGGGGATTGGCGACGGTATGGAGGGGAACAGGCACAGCCCCCGGCTTAGCAGGCTGGGGTCCGGCTGGGACTTTACTGCCACTGCGGTCGTCCCGCACGCGGTCAACAGCATAACCAACAGTAGGACCGCAGCCAGCAGTAACGGGTGCGGTGGTAATATACTGGATGGTAGGTTGGGTCTTGGCATTGATGCCCTCCAATTTGCCTTGGAGGATGCCCAATTGTTTCTCGCTGTTGGCGTGGTCCTTCAAGTTCTGCTGTATGACCGCCTGATCGTTGGCGTGCTTTAGCGAGTCCGCCTTGTGTTCCTGCCACAGCCCCCAGCAGCCGACCAACGCCAAGGCGAGCGCAATGTAGGGGCCGAAGTGAAAGAGGGCAGTCAGACCCACCGCGCCAGCCCGATCACAAGGATGATCCCCATCGTCGCCAGGACGAGGAAGAAG